CTGGAAAATATTGGAATGTAAAGAACATTCTAAAATCTCCCCTAGTGTTTCTGCCTGTAGCAGATGATCCTAGATATTGTTGAGTTATTACATAAAGTTCATATCCTCTTCTCCACCTAGACCATGTACTATCAAAGTCGTAGAATCTTACTTCACTATAATCATCATCTTTACCTACAGGGACAAACTGATATGGTATCTCAGCATAATCACCTTGATTTGATTTCTCTTTCCTCAGTACAGCATCTGAGAAACCTTTAAAAGAATTATCAAAAGAAGTACCAAAACTAGATCTTCTTCTTGGCATTCTTTTTAATAATATCCACCTTGGACATTCACATAAAATCCGTTTGTCAATGAACCTATACCACTTATACCTACATATATAGCTGACCCACGAGGTAGCATTAATCCTCTCAATTTAGGAGCAAGTGTACTTGTAGCACTATTGAAATTACCTCCTGCATGAGGTACAGGTGAATTTATAAGTGGGAGTATTAATTTTTCAGTTAAACTAAATGTTTGATCTGCAGGTACAGATTCAACATTAGCCACGAATAATGGTAAGAATTGACTGGTTCCCGTAATAGTACTTACACTAGTTAAATAGAAAACGAAATCAACAGGTTTCTGAATATTTACATTACTACTACCTATAGTTCCTGAAGCAGAACTATTTGCAGTGAAAGTATTTGCACCAGTTACAGCTGTTACTGTTACTTCTTCAGTAGGTGCTCCACCACTCTGTACATCAAAGAATAATTTCTGACCTACCTTAAAATTATGGTTGGTTGAGGTAACAGTTAAAACAGCAGCAGCTCTTGTATATGTGGATGCGGTTGCTGTTACAGAATCAATAACTCTATTAACATCTTTTGTATATCTAATGAATATCTCATCTATATATGCACCACTAATTTGAGTGTCTGTTAATGCCTGATCAACATCGAATATCTTGGTTACATTACCAATTGATGTAGGTAATAAACTAGTAGCAAACGTCTGTCCTGTTTGTGTTCTAACAAGAGTACTGGTAGATGCTGGTCTATCCAGCATCATTGGTTGTTTATTTGTTGAGGTAGATGCCAATTTACTGTCCTTCTTTTAAGTTTATTTTAGCGTAACTATTTATCTTCTTTTCTGTCTTTAGCTTTAATAGCTTTATCTAAAGCTTCTTTACGCTTATCCTTATCGGATTTTTCTTCACCTTTACTATCCTTCTCATTTCTATTTTTAAAATATTCAAGAAGCTGCGGTGGCATCTTTCCTTTTTTTCCAGCCATAATAAATAGGTACTATCTAAGTTCTGTAGCAAACATAAGTCTGGTTCCAACTGCTACATCAGCTGGTCCAGGAAGTGCTTGTATAAATTCAGCACCCTCACGATTAAATCGATATCTAGCTTGCTCAGGGTTACGATAATTAGGTACGTAAAGATGTTGAGCTAATCGATCCGTCTCATATAAGTATATACCAGTCCATGTCTTGAGAGTATCCTTATAATCAGTTGTGCTAATGGTTCTATCCACGTCACCAGCTATGTTTTCACGTCTCCCAGCAGGTGTAATATCATTATTCAGAATCCCTGTCATATCTGTCCTCTTCTCTGCTTCATCACATCTTCCCACCTGTTCAACTATTTTACTAAACCAGAAAGAGTCTTGAATATTATCCAAGGCTTCTTCTAATCTAGCTAAGTCACCAGCTGGTATAGATGTTTGATTATATCCTAAATGCCATTTACATTTTGATTTAGTAAATTCATCAAGTTGCATTATTCAACACGAATAAGATTATCTTTTATAAGTTCATCCCAG